CGAGTTATATCTTCCTCAAGATCAAGTTTTTTCTTGAGTTCGATGTAATCGGATAGTGGTGCAAATGGTGTTTCATGCTTCGCTCCGTAGTAAAAAGAAGGCTAACCCTACGTTCAACCCGGACTCCGCAAAGGCGCGGAGCCGGTTAACTCCACGTTAGCCGCCAATCTCGAACGCATGAAATACCAACGCCCCGCCGTACATTTGGAAGGTTGCCACGTACTCTCCTGGCTCATCCGGCATCGGGTTTCCGGTTCCATATATCGCCAAGTGTCGCGGCTCTTTTTCGGCGGACTGATCGCACAACGCCCAAATGCAGCAGCTTGCATTTTGCATTTGCACATGGAGCAGTTTTGCTCCGGCTGGCATCATCAAAGTCTGTTTGTCGGTTACTTCAATTTCCCATTTCCAAATACGCATGTTTATTCTCCGTTGTTAAATTTGCCCTCTAACCCTGCGGTGAAGAGGGATCGCCCAAAAGCGGGCGACCCCTTACCTCTACGTTCGACCCCTCAAATTTTTGGCGCACCGAATCGCCACCCATTTTTATCAGCCTGTCATACAGCACCACGTTTACCGTGGCCGCAAGGTTCATGCACCCGAATGTCGGAACGTAAACCACATCCCTGCACCACGACAGAACCCGATCTCCAAGCGTGTTATCTTCTGCTCCAAAGATATAAAACGCCCGCTCCGGGTGTTTGTAGTCAGCCAAGCTGCGCGCCCCCGGCACAAGGTCAATCGCCACGGGTACGCAATCGTATGGGATCACCAGTTTCAAATCGTCCGTTTCAATCACCGGGGTCATTTTCCATTGGTTCTTTACGTCCGTTGGTACGCGCCGCATTCTGCTCCCTGACATCGCTACCATCGCCCCGCCATAGCAGCCCACGGCGCGCATCACGCCTCCAACATTCGCGGGACATTTTGGGTTGTCTAGCCCGATTGCCGCAAAACCTCTCATGCTAATCCTTCCTTTCTTCGATCCGGGGTCGAACCCATCATTCAAGAGGGACGCTGCAAAAGCGCAGCGCCCCTTAATTCAAACGTTGGGCGTCAATATTTCACGCGCATGAACCATTTTTTTGTAAGCTTCTGGCGCATCTTCCGCGAAACTGCATCCCTCCTCGCACTCTCTGGATTGTTGGCAGCACGGACAATTTGCGTCATATTCAAAAAAATCGCGCAACCGTTCTATTTCGTCGCACAGCAGTTCAATCAATTCGCCATCTTGTCCGCCAACTCGCTGGTTCCTGCCTTTTTCCAAAATATCCATCATCATCCTTTCTTCGTGGTTAAGTCCCGCCCAACCCTACGCTCAACGGGACTGCGCAAAAGCGCGCAGCCCCTTAGCTATGCGTTATACGTCACAGCTCCGATAATGCTTTTGCGAGTCCACCCAGCTTTCCAGATTGGTTTAATTTGCTCAGGGTCTCTACAGCAACAGAAAATCTCTCAAGCCTTTGCAGCTTTAGTTCAAAATCATGCCCGGCGAGCTTTTCAATTCTCGCAAGAGCATCGACAATCTGTCCGCACTTGTCTTTCAAAAACGATGCATGAGCTTTCACTCTCTCACTAACATCAGCTTCACGAGTAATCATGTTGCAATACACCACATCGAATTTTTCAAATTCATCCATTACTTGAAGAGTTGCCTTCCTGATAGTCTTTAGCGTTTCCGCCTCGGCATCGTTTAATCCCTCAGATTCGTGAGTTATTGCCTTGTTCAGCAAAGATTCTGCGCTATGCGCTCTCGACCACTTCCCGTCGGCAATGTCGGTAATTATTTTCTTAGTTGTTTTGCTCATTTTTTATTTCACTCCGTAGTAAAAAGACGTACAACCCTGCGCTGAAGCGGGACTGCGCAAAAGCGCGCAGCCCCTTAGCTATGCGTTGGGCATTCAAAAACAGTGTCCTCTCCAGCGTATGATATTGCTCGCAGCTTGGCGTCTTCCTCGCTGACCGCAAAGCCAGCGATATATTTGCCTTTATCATGTGGCTGCGAGGCCACAGTTTCAAATGCGAAACGCCCGTTCATCGGGTAAATTTTTACTGTCATCATAGGAGTTCTCCATGTCTGAAAATGAAACAAATAAAATGGTTCTTCCTGGTAGAGAAACCATCGAGGCTTATATTTCTCAAGGTGGGTTTATATGCCTTAAGCAAGATGGTCAATATGGCGAAGACCCAAGTGTCGTTACTATGCTTCCGCATGACATCCCTAAAGTTGTTGAGTGGCTTAAAAAGCTGCATGACGAAATTACACCTTTTTGATAATACTGCCCAACCCTACGCTCAAGCGGGACTGCGCAAAAGCGCGCAGCCCCTTAGCTCCACGTTATGCCTCATCACGCCACTTTCATTTGTTGCCCCACAAAATACTCCAAGCTCTTCCATGGTAGTGCGCCGGGAGATGAAAGTTTCTGGGCAAGCAAATCTTCTGTGATGTAATCGTGAATTCTCAAGCCTTGGTCGCCATTGCAGGCGTTAAAGTCAAGGCTGAATTTGCTCATGAACGTCACCAGCCCGACATACAGTTTGTCATCTGCCCCGATAACGCCATAGGCGTATGTTGTCACCCACTTACCGCGTGGCCTCTTAGCATTGGTGCGCACTGCCGCCGTCTTCTTTGGACTCTTCGCCTGCCCGCCCTTTTTACCGAGTTCCTGCGCCGCTTTGCTTACCATGATTCGCTCCTTTTTGTGAAAGTTTAATCACTATAGCAAAGCGGTTAGGTGTTGTCAAGCAAAACCGCATAACTTTACAGTCAACGCGGACTGCGCGAAGCGCAGCCGGTTACTTCCACGTTAGCCGTCATAGCATCCGCATGGCACTTCTTCCACGCTCACAAAATTCATCTTGCATTGCGCTGCGTCCGCTCTTATCAAGTCACGCCACGCGAAGTTTCGCCCAAGCCCCGCAATGCTGTAAAGGTTCGCCCGCGCTTCGATCTCTATCGCCCTCTGTTGCAAGCTCTGAGGCAAGGCCAAAATCTCATGCTTTCGGCTCGACGGACAGAAAAAACAGGCGCTCTTTCCTGGTGGCTTCACGCCAGCCGCAACTATGATTCCGACGCAAGCAGCGCGCCGCGCCTCAATTTGAACGTTATGCATCCATCCATCTATGATACTCATCCACATGGCATAGCCAATCACCAATCGGAGGATAATCGCGCCGCCCCTCTTCGGCGGGGCCGTGTAGCAGCCCTTGATGTCGTAACCACCATTCGTAACCTTCTCCGCACCCGGTATCATCAAACTCAATACGCTCATTCTCGGAAAGTTCAGATTTACCGCATGTACGCATAACCCGGCGTTCGAGCGCACAGCCAACAGCGGGGTCGTTTTCAGTGTTATTCATAGTTTTCCTTTGCGCTGTTGGCTGGCGCTCAACTCTACGTTATGCCCCTAATTCGAGCAGCCTCTTAATATCCGCAACTTTCCACGCAAGCCGCCCCATAATCCTGACAGGCATACATGGCCCACTTGTTAAACATGCCCACGCCCTTAATGTCTGTGGTCTTCGATTCAAATAAAATGCCGCTTCATCTGTTGTTAAAACTTCTCGCGTAACTTCGAGAAGTGGCGGATATTTATTATTTGACAGTTTGTTTGCAGTGCTTTCTTTTTTCATTTTTAAGCTCCAAGTTGTGATGGGCATAACCCTCCGTTCGAGAGCGACGCCGCAAAAGCGCGGCGCGCCTCACCTACACGTTCGACCCCAGCACGGTTATCGCCGGAGCCTCTTCGATTATGGCAATAATTGTTTGTTCTTCGTCATTTCGTAGCCATTCGATTGCTTCCCACACTTCAGCAATGTGTTCAGCCGCATATCGTATAACCATGCGTGTTATTTCAGTAGACTTTTTGCCTAGCGCAGTAGTTGTTTCGCCATCATGCTCATACACCACTTGATAAACTTTCATTTTCACTCTCCGATTAAAGTAGGGGTCGAACCCCTCATTCAACCGCGACCGCCAAAAGCGGCGGCGCGTTAATTCAATCGTTGGACACCTTCGCCCAGCGCCTATGCTCAAGTGACCAGTCGGCTTCTTCCTCTGGGGCTGACCATTCCGGCTGCAAGTCGCTCCGATGTTGCACAAGGAATACGGCTTGTTGATTCCCGATCCACAGCAATTCAAGCCGCTTTTCATGCCATCCACCATTACGATAAATGGCCGCATCTTTGCTCTGGATGGTATCGCCTACGACAATCCCCATCGCTCGGCACTGGTCTGCCAGCCTACATCGTGGCGGGACTGGCAAAAAATCGTCCAACCCGGCGTTCAACTCGGACTCCGCGCCAGCGGGGTTGTTTAAGGGTTTCGTTATGTCGTCCATGATTATTTCCTTGTTAAAGGTTCGTGATGCGCGGAGCCGGTTAACTTTACGTTAGGGAACAGCGCGCCCTTCTCCACTTCATTGCCGAAAACGTCCCACCCGTCCCGTTTGCGGCGGGCAAACATTTCAAGGTATGGCCCCGGCGATACCCGTTCCACCAGTTCAAAAAACGCTTCTGGCTTTTCGCTATGCCGTCCGCGAGGCCATTGAAACCACGTTCCGCCCGTCATGCCGAAAGGGTTACCGTGCCGCGTTCCTTTTCGGCACACCAACACTTGCTCGCTATTGCACTGAAAGCGACCTGCGCCGACGCCGGGTTTTGCCCATGTAATCATTTGCATCGGCTCAAACCCCCACGCTCTCGCTACTTGGTATCCCCAATCAACGTGCTGGTTCAGCACCCACAGCCACAGGTGCGCCTGCTTCGCTGTCGGCGGCACCATCGCGCAAATTTCCTCCACGCTTAGGGTGCTGTAATGGCGTTGCGGGCTGGCTTTTGGCGCACCAATCCCGCTCGCCGGACTGTTTATCAACGCCATAGTCGGCAACCACGGCGGGTCTGCAACCACCGTCGCATAGGTGCGCCCGTTCCCTAACCCGGCGTTCGAGCGAAAGCGCGCAAAAGCATGGTTTATTTCTTGTTCATCTTTCATAGTGCGCGCCCCCTCAACTCTACTTATACGCCTAGCCAGCATATTCTATGGCTTCCGCCCATATCCCAAACTTTGATGTACGGGAACATCCGCACTCCGTCTTTAATTTCGCTTTTTGGATACATCAGGTCGTATTCCAGATCGGTGATCCCTTCCGGCAATTTATCCTCGTATTCCCATTCGATGGCGTATAACCCTACGGTGCAGCACAGTCCGCGCAACTCATCCAACTTTGCTTGGTATGCGAGCGCCCATTGATCCGTATCGATCGCAATTCCAAACATCGGGTATTCCGTCCAGTCGCTGGTCTGCGTCGCCCTGGCTACGGCGATATGCGCAAGCTCGTTCGCGAGTCGCAAAGCCACGTCGCCAATTGTCGGTTGCGACTGCATCGCTATTTCTAATGTCTCCTTGCTACACATCCTTTGCGGCCTTTGACAGCATTAAACTCATGCGCTGGCGCGATACACCATACCGCCTACCCAATTCGGCGGCTGATAACCCCTTATTGATATGCAGTCTGTAATACATCGCCCTACGCTTGCGAGCCTTCTCTGCTAATTTTTTGTTGAATGCGTTATCCATGACTGCGTATTATACATATTCTGAAAAAAAACGCAACAGGGTGTTGACATTTCCAATAAATATGTTTAGAGTGTCGAAATCAACGCAACTCAACTAGAGCGTTTAGGAGGTGGCGCAAACATGGGCTAATCAGGTAGTTGGCGATCTAACGTATAGTTTTACTGAGTAAGCAAACCGAACTGCCCGAATAAAACAGGGATTAGGTGGCCATCGGGTGAAACGCCGGGTATCGGCAAATGACCTCCTAATCAACAAAATAATTAACACAGGAGATGCCATGTCAAACGCAGTTAAAGATCAGTTTTTAAGCGTGTTTGGCGCAATGCCATCGAACAGGCTCGATCAACCCACGCTCGATCTATGCCTGGTCGTTGCGAAATCTCTGGCGGCTGCGCTGCTGCACCATAAACGCTCCAATCCGGACAGCGCGAACATCGAGCAAGCGGAGGATGCAGCCTGCACGATTGTCCTGAATTTGTTCGCCGAGATCGACAAAAAGCGCGACGGCGAATTGGCGTGAAATTGACACAAGAAAGTATGCCCATGCACATTATGACAACGCTCGCCCACCAGCGCATCGTCCACAGGCTCAACCGCCGTGCCGAGATCGAGCGCGAGAATCAGCACATGGATGAAATTGAGCGCCACGCTACGCCACTGTTCTACGCGGTGATGGCAATTGCCGCAGCCGTGCTGCTGTGGGCGCTCACCGCAGATTACCGCGACGTGATCCAGCACAAGATCGACACGATGGCAGACCGCCAGCAGACCGAACGGATCAGTTACACCCTGGCTCGTTGCGCGAACGGTGATCCCGTCCAGTTCGACGGCAAAATCATGACATGCAGGATGAAGGCATTGGTGGTTCTGAAATGACCTTTATTATTCGATGGATGGATAAATTGTTTCTCAGAGTGCGGCGCGGCTACTGGTTTGTCGGCGACACGCTCTATTACCTGGAGCGCGGCCATAATTTCCGGGATGCCGTGCGCATGGCGCACCGGGTTTGGCCGGGGGTGTGAAATGGATGCCCTCACAATAGCCAGGCTCTTGGTACACGCCCGCATCGACATGCGCGCCGAGCGCGCCAAGGCGGAAATCAAACTTATGGCCTCAATCGCCAAGCGGCAGATAGCGCGCAAACATGAATTCGAGGCGCGCAGTACCGGACAGATTCGGCGGTATGGGACGGCGAAAAAATATTTGCAAAGGACAATGATATCGCTTCAGGATTCACCATAAGGACATTACATCATGGATGAAATTTACCAGCAAGAGCCTTTATCTCCTACAGAACACGCGCGCAAGGCCGCTATCGCAAGGTGGAGCAAGCCAAACCCGAAGATGCCGCCGCCGCAAAAGCCTGACTTGGCAAAACGAGCGGCAATGGAGGCCGGGAAAATGAAATTTATCGGGAGCGACTGTAAATTGCAACATGGCGGATTGAGATATTCCAGCACTGGTCACTGTGTTTGCTGTGTTGGGCTGCACAATGAAAAAAGGAGTTGCAATTTTATAGATCAATAAAAAAGGGAAATGAAATGAATGAGCAACAATTCCAAAAGGATGTAATATCTGAGCTTGAACAAAAACAAATACTGTCTGGCCTGGCGGTGCTTCGCAAAGCGTTCCCAGAACATCAAATTAGCAAACTGCCAAAACCGACCAAACAACAAACCGAAGAAGTAAAGGCGGATTATACAAAAGGGATTCGATGTGCCATCTGCGGAACATGGCATCATCCGAAAGTTGTGCATCTCGATTACGTTGGTCATGCCGCACTCACCGATAGATTGCTCGATGCTGATTCAGCGTGGAATTGGGAGCCCTTAGTTACCGACAGCGATGGAATGCCTGCTCTGGATAAAAATGGCGGCATGTGGATACGCTTGACGGTATGCGGTGTGACGCGGCTAGGGTACGGCGATGCTGAAGGTAAGGTAGGTGGCAATGCCGTAAAAGAGCGCATCGGTGACGCGCTGCGCAATGCTGCAATGCGATTCGGTGCGGCACTTGATTTATGGCACAAGGGCGATTTACACGCCGAAGAACTGCAAGAAGAAAAGCCCAAACCAAAAGCAGAGGTAAAACCAGAACGCAAAACCATGACCATTGCTGATCTGAAAAAGTATTCGACAGACAAGGTGGACGGTGACGGCGTTGTGACAAAATGCAGCGCGAAGAGCTTGATCGAGCGGCAGGAAGAAACCGCGCAGAATCTAATCGACTTTCTTTCGGCGAAATATCTCCTGCCGGAAGATGTAATTCGTGAAATTCAGTCTTGGGAAAGGGGTGATGCGCAGTAATTTTTTCACTTGCAGACACGGTAATAATCATGCAGAATATCGCTAGAGCTTTGGTAGGCTCACACATGGTAAAGCTTCACATGCGAACTAGCGGTCATCATGCCGTTCTACCAACTCCAGCTATGGAGAGTTCGCAGGTGAAGCTTTTTTTATTGCGAGGCTGAAATGAACACAGGAGAAAGAGATACGCTTGCAGGATGGAGTAAAAAAACAGGAATAAAGATTTCAACAATCGCCATGCGTATTTCAAAATACAATTGGTCTATCGAAAAAGCACTCACAAAAGGAGTGAAATTTTGTTAATAATTCCACACCCGCAAGGATCAAGCGCCTGGCTGCAAGCCCGAAAAGGCTGCTTCACGGCATCCGAATTATCCGCAGCAGCCGGTGTGTCGAAATACATGAGCCGCGCCGACCTGCTCAAGCAGAAGGCCATAGGAATCGTTCCAGAAGTTGACGACTTCAAACAGGCGCTGTTTAACAAAGGGCATGCGGCTGAGGATGCTGCACGCTCAATCGCAGAAGGAATCGTGCAGGATGATCTATCGCCCATGACCGGCATGATTGAAGTTCACGGCATGAAGCTGCTGGCAAGTTTTGACGGAATTACATGGCATGAAGATGTGGTTTTCGAGCATAAGCTCTGGTCTGATAATCTTGCAGCGCAGGTTCAGCGAGGCGTACTTGAGCCGCACTACCAGCTTCAGATTGAGCAACAGATGATGGTGTCCGGCGCGAAGAAATGCCTGTTTATGACATCGGACGGAACAGAAGCCAAGATGAAGTATTGCTGGATCGACGCTCCGACATCCTTTGACCACATCATTGCAATCTGGAATCAATTTGCGATTGATCTTGTCGGGTATCAGCACGTCGAGCCGGTAGAAAAGCCGCAAGCCGAAGCCATTAAAGCCCTGCCAGCCGTGTTCGTGCAGGCTACCGGCATGGTGACAGCCAGCAACCTCGCCGAGTTCAAGGAAGCGGCTACCACGTTCATTGCGGCGATTAAGACTGAGCTTGTTTCTGATGATGATTTTGCCAACGCAGAAGCCACCGTCAAATTCTGTAAGGAAGCCGAGGGTAACTTGGAAGCGACCAAATCCAGCGTACTCGCGCAGATGTCCACCGTGGATGAAGTGGTGCGGACGATTGACCACATTTCAGCGCAGCTTCGGGACAAGCGGCTGGTGCTGGACAAGCTCGTGAAGAGCGAGAAAGAAGCGCGCAAGCTGGATATTATCCGCGTGGCAATGGCTGAATATGTAAAGCATGTTGCCGCTCTTGAGGTTGAAATAAATCCGATGCGACTGACTGTTGTGCAGCCAGACTTTATTGGGGCGATGCGCAACATGAAGAAACTGTCCGCAATGCACGATGCTGTGAATTCTGAGCTTGCTACCAGGAAGATTGCTGCCGATGCGCTGGCGCAGGATGTACGCGTCAAACTTGCGTGGTGCAAAGAATCATCTGCCGGTTATGACTTCCTATTCTCCGACCTGTCGAAGCTCATTTCCAGCAACGGCATGGAAGCATTCCAAGCGATTGTTATTGGGCGGATAGTCAAACACAAATCCGATGAATCGGTGAAGGCCGAAGCCCACCGCGCCCGCATCCAAGAAGATGAAGAGCGAAAAGCCACCGCCAAGGCACAGGCCGAGGTTGCGGCTATCCTTGCAACAGAGCGGGCAAAGCAGGCAGCAGAAGAGGCCGAGCAGCACCAAGAAGCAATCGCAAAAGCGAAGGCTGAGAACGATGCCTTCGATGCCGCAAACATCGAAGAGCGCCGCAAGGCCGCGCAGATTGCAGAATCGGCGCAAGCGATTCGTCCACCTGTCGCCAGCAAGGTTACGCGGATCAATCCTGCTGCCATTCCTGCCGCGCGTCCATCCGATAAAGAGATCGTGGACGCTGTTGCTGCGAAGTTCGGCGTGTCATTTGACACGGCCTGCGATTGGATCATGGGTTGGGATTGTCCTGCGCCGACTGAGAGGTAACGGATGGAACATAGCATCGAAGATTTGCGTCACCGTAACTCTGTCCTACAAAAGGCACTTCGTAAGGCGCGTGACTGCGATACGGGGAACGGCTTCACGGGTTACATGACAGAGGTCTTTGGGATGTTTCGTCAGACGGCCACTCAATAATGAGTGACGATTTTACGCACGACGTTATTCTGCGCATTACGGGTGATTTTTACAGCGCCGATCAGCGAAAGGCATACGCCGAGAATTTGGCTAAGAAGCTGAATGCAGGGTTAGGCGAGGAACGTCGTTTTGCAAGAATTCAGGCGTAGAGCGTCCGACTTGAATGAAAGGAATTGTATGCGAAACGAGGAACAAGACTTGCAGATTTTAGCAAACGCATTTTTCAAAGAATTGACAATTATAAACATGGAATATGGCGGAATTGGGTTAGACCCAAAACGGCCATTTGGTAATAGTGATGTTGAGCGCGATATGCTGGAACTATTAGAATGCAAACCTGAAGGCGATGATGGCGAAGCGGAATGTTTTTCTTCTAAACAACGAGAGTACGTAGAAATTCTATACCGTGAAAAGTTAATTCCGTTTTTGCGGGATCAAATGAAACTGAAAAATGACAATCGCCTTTTGCGTACAAAGACATCTACAGCGTAATGGCGTATGAAGCGGCATAACGTAGAGTGAGTTCGACCTTGATTTGTGGGCTGCACAAAGGGCTTATACCATGACCATCCGCACTCCAGAATACCGCCGCTGCTACGCCGTGGCGAAATCCATCCCATCCAGATCAAACAAGCGCCCGGCGATATTGTTCTGGTGCAAGTGCGCTAAAGAGATGTTGAAGGCTGGGTGATGCACTTCTACGAATTCAATATCGGCGACTACGCCAAGAAAACCCAACACCTCACAAATGAGGAAGATTTGGCGTATCGGCGATTGCTGGATATGTACTACGACACAGAAAACCCAGTGCTAACCACTGGGTTAGCGACACTATCCCGCCGGTTACGAGTTGATGAAAAAGCATTGCAAAATGTGCTTGATGAGTTCTTTCCAGACGGAAAAAACAAACATGCTGACGAGAAAATTAAGGAATATCACGAATATCTAATACGCCAGAAAACCAATGGCAGTAAGGGTGGAAGGCCAAAACACAAACCCACCGCTAACCCAGTGCTAACCCAGAATAACCCAGTGCCTAGCCAACCACTAACCACTAAACCACTAACCACTAACCAAGAAGAATCAAAAGCTATAGCAATCGGCAAGCCGAATTGCCAGCATACCGAGGTCATAAACCTATACCACGAAATACTACCTGCAAGCCCAAGGATTAAAGACTGGACACCAGCAAGAGCGGCAACACTGAAAGCCAGGTGGAACGAATCAGCCGACCGGCAGAACTTGGAATACTGGAAAGCATTGTTTGAATACATCGCAGGAATCCCGTTCCTGACAGGCCGTGTTGCCAGTAACGGAAGGAAACCGTTTGTCTGTTCGTTGGACTGGCTGTTGAAGGCCGAGAACTTCGCCAAAGTGCGCGAGGGAAGATATGAGGATCAACATGAACGCGCCTGAAGATTTTGGTTTGAAAATCCCGCAAAGTACAGAGGCTGAGCAAAGTGTGCTAGGAGGCTTGCTGATAGATTGCGGCGCAATCGACCGGCTTGGCGAGCTGGAAGAATCCGCGTTTTTCAGCGAAGCTCACCGGCTGATTTACCGGGCAATCCGCAAGCAGGCCGCAGCCGGGAAGCAATGGGATGTAATCACCGTGGCGGAAATGCTTGATGCCGCAAAGCGCCTTGATGCGGTAGGTGGCTTGCCGTACATCGGGTCGCTGGCGCAGAACGTGCCAAGCTCCGCGAACATCGCCAGGTATGCCGATATTGTGCGGGAACATTCCATGCGGCGCGAGATCATGTCTGCCGCTGCCGAGCTGACCGAGCTGGCCGCAAACAAGTGCGGTGACATTGCGGTGGCGATGGACAAGGCGCAAGCCCGTTTGCTGGCAATCACAGAGGGCGTGAAAACCGATGAACCGCGCAGCATCGCCGTGATTGTTGGTGAACACCTGAACACCATCGAGAAAAGGCTTGAAGGAGGTCGTAAGGGTATAACGACGGGATTGACGGCATTGGACGACATCCTTAACGGTGGGTGGCATCGTGGGCAGGTGGTGGTGCTGGCGGCAAGACCCGCAATGGGCAAAACAGCCTTGTCCATGCACAACGCGCTAAATGCCGCACAGTCTGGCTACGGGGTGTTGTACTTGAGCATGGAAATGGTGGCCAGCGAATTGGCCGACCGGGCCATCGCATCGCTTGGCCGGGTTTACCTTGGCAACGTGCTGACTGGCAAGATGAGCGGCGGCGAGTGGGATGGCGTGACCAAGGCGGTCGGCAGCGTGCAGAATTTGCCGCTGCATGTGCTTGACCGTTCAGGATTGAGTTTTTTTCAGGTCGCAACATTTGCGCGCCGCCACAAACGCAAGCACGGATTGGACTTGCTGGTGGTGGACTACCTGCAACTCATGACCGGGGCGGACGGCGAAAAGCGCCATTCGCAGATTGAGGAGATTACCCGCAACCTTAAGACACTGGCAAAGGAGTTGGATATCGCCGTGCTGCTACTGTCGCAACTTTCCCGAAAGACTGAGGAGGCGCGCAGGCCGAAACTGTCGCACCTACGCGATTCTGGGAGCATCGAACAAGATGCGGACGTGGTGCTGTTTATCCACCGAGAAGAGGTTGACGCGCCGGAAACTGATTACAAAAACTATGCTGACATTCACATCGCAAAGAACCGCCAAGGTGCGCTTGGGCGCATCGGAGCGACATATCACGGGCATCAAGTGCGATTCGAGAACTTCAACGGCATACCGCCTAATTGGGATGTTCCGCCCGAAAAGAAATACCCAGCGAAAGGATTCAAATGAACCTAAACCAGACCCGCCTGGACAGCCTAATCGCACAACTCAACATGGCAATGGCAAGGAACCAGGTGAGCACGATCCAGGTTGCTATGCTTCGGGCGCAAATACGCGACTTGCGCGCCAAGATTGAGGCTGGGAAATGACTGACCAAACCATAATCCGCTGCGCAAAATGCGGCAACGTTGTCGGAAAGGCCGAGAAACTGTACGAACACACCAGCAGGGGCATGGTATCGTACTGCATACGATGCGCCAGCATATTGATCGACCCGGACGATTCTCCGATACCGGACTTTTTGCGCGGGTTTGCCGGGAAACGCAAGCCATGAGCGACCGTCGAATCTTCATCCTTGCCCATGACACCGCCAGGCGGCTGGCTGCGGCTCAGGTAATGCTGGCTCCAGCGGGATTCGTTGTGGACATCAAGCCGCCGACACGTTCGCTTGAATCAAATGCGAAAATGTGGGCAATGCTCCATGAGGTAGCCGTCCAAGTTGACTGGCATGGGCGCAAACTATCAGCCGATGAATGGAAAATAGTTTTCAGTGCGGCACTGAAAAAGCAGGATGTGATTCCAGGAATTGACGGCGGCTTTGTGGCGATGGGGCAATCGACCAGCCAAATGACCAAGCGCGAAATGTGCGACCTCATCACGATTATTGAGGCGTTCGGAGCACAGTATGACGTGGTATTTCACGACGAAAGGGTGCCAGCATGACCCACATTTACACGGCTGGCGCGCAGCCAGCGACGGGTTGGATTGACCGCTGCGACGAGGTTGAAATACGCGGTGGCTTTGGAGTTGGAGAGATGATCTGGTGTGATTGCTGCGGTCAAAAGCATCCCGCAGAGGATTGTGTTGTGCAGTGCTACTACGATGGGCTGAGCGTGTGGTGCGCACCCGGTAAAGGCTGTAAAGACCCGGTAGAGATCGCTCGCAAGTGGCTAATCGAGCACAACAACCGCAGCTTAGCGCAAAAGGCGAGACGGCAGAGGGAGAGGATGGCAGCATGACCACGGCAGCGGAAAAACGGTATATGAGCCGGGTGGCAGAGTTTGGCTGCTATCTTTGCCAGCATCTAGGCCACGGCGCGACCCCCGCCCAACTGCATCACCCAAGGGAAGGCAATGGCATGGCACAGAGAGCCGACAACTGGCTGGTGATACCTGTATGCCAACATCATCACTTGGACGCGCAGGATGGCCTCCACGGGCTGCGCAAGGCATGGAAGTTGGCGAGTGTTGGGGAGATGGACGCGCTGGCATGGGTAATTGAGAGGATGAACGCATGAA